TTTCGATATACTCGTGCAGGGATCCTTCATTTAGAAGAAACAGAATTCCGTAGACGAATGAATCATGTTATCGATCGTATTCGTGAGCACCGTTCCGAGCCCACTGAGCAAATCACCGTGGAATATCTGTTTTATGGATCGTAAGACACCTTCTATAAGCTTTTTTTCATGATCTTTAAAACAGATCTACTAGTAGAAACATGGCCGTCCCTCTTCTTCTATTGAATCAGATCAGAGATGCTCTTTATGCAATTAGTGATGCACGTGGGGTATTACAAGAGACCCTTAATCTTAATATTGGGATAGCAAATGAGGATCTAGCCCAAGCGAATTCAGACGTAGAAGACGCTACTGAAATTGGAACGATACCCATGGAAACTATTAATCAACAAGGGATACATCTTCCGGATTATATAAATAATAGAATTCAAGATATCGAGGATCGTTTTGGTGAGCTAGGGGATATTATGTATGGTGTGGTTGAGGAATTTAATAATAAGCCGCTTATGATTATGCATTTGAATACTGCACTCGGCATTGTTCAAGAGATAGAAACGAAATGGATGGAGATTATACAATTTGCAGAGCAGCCCCATGAGGATTACAATAATGGATCCAATGTCTCCTATAACTCCAATGAGTCCAATGGTGGTCGCCGCAAGAAACGCACCATGCGTAAACGACGTACCCTAGGTAAACATCGCGGTCATTCCAAGAAACGCAAACAGACCCACCGCAAGCGAACGCACCGAAAGCGAACGCACCGCAAGCGAACGCACCGCAAGTAAAGAGATCATACGAGTTCCCCGTACGCTTTTTTCATGGGTTTTAAACGCATATGAATCAAAGGAGGGTTTAAAACCACACCACTCATACCGTATAAGTACGTGGGAGCTAGATGAGTGAAAGTGCATTTTTTAAAGTAAAAAGTACAAAGCGTTCTAATCCCGAAGCCCGTACTACACTCGATGCGATTCACAATAAAAAGATTCAAACTATGATGGAAGAGAAACAGCAAGTTCAGAAATACAAGGAAGAAATTGAGGCGTTCCAAACAAAAATCAATGCAACCACCTCGGACATGGAATCATGGCGATGGGAACGAGAAATCGATGGTCTGAAAAAGAAGATCAAATCGATTGAAGACGGATCCGAACTCATGGATTATTACCTTCGAACAGGTGATATCTTATATCATTATTATGATATCCAAGAGCAAATTCAAAGAGGAACCGCAACATTTGCCAATAACAAGGCGAAACCTGGATCCATTTTGGCGATTCTGGAAGAGGTTGCCCAAGAAGAGGGAAATGAATCTGGAAATGCGGTTATTGATCCATCGGTGGGTGGATCCGAAAAGAAGAGTTTTCAGAGAAATCAGCTGTTGAATGATTATTTACAAATGGAGGATCCCGCGATGGGGCGTAATAGCGTAGAAGAGTACGATGATCCGTGGACGATCTGTGAACGGTGCAGTAGTGAAATGAACATGTGTTTGAATGAGGCGAATCTCACGTGTCCCAAGTGCGGACACCAGGAATTCATTTTAATTGATAGCGATAAGCCATCTTACAAGGATCCGCCTCGTGAAGTGTGTTATTATGCCTATAAGAAGATCAATCATTTCAATGAATGGTTGGCACAGTTCCAGGCCAAAGAAAGCACGGAGATTCCATCCGAAGTGTACGACGAGATTCTTGTTCAGCTCAAGAAGGAACGCATAACCAATATGGGATCCTTGAAACCGACCAAGTTGCGTGAGATCCTTCGAAAGATGAAGTGTTCCAAATATTATGAGCATATTCCGCATATCATCAACCGTTTGAATGGACAAAATGCACCATTCATGTCCCGTGAAGACGAAGAGAAATTGCGTCATATGTTTCGCGAGATCCAGCCTTCCTTCAAAAAGCACTGTCCAAAGGGTCGTCGCAACTTCTTGTCTTATGGCTATGTTCTCTATAAATTCTGCGAACTTTTAGAGATGGATGAGTACTTGGCGTGCTTTCCGCTGTTGAAGAATCGCGATAAGTTGTATTTGCAGGATAAAACGTGGCAGCTCATCTGTCAGGATATGAGTTGGCAATACGTGAGAACGGTCTGAGTAAATGACCCGTTATTGTATTAAAATTTCACATAAAATGTAAAATTTGATGCACCAATATTTATTTAAGAATAATATACATCTAAAATATCAGTTCAAAGATTCCAGTATATAGTAGACTAGAACGATGACGACACGTTATCAGGAAAGCAAGATCTATCGCTTATTATGTAAAGACGGACATTATTACTATGGATCAACTACAACATCCCTTGAAAAAAGATTTGTATGTCATAAGCATGCTATCAAACACAATACACACGGAGGTCAGTACTTCTACTTCTCACTTATACAAATCGATGATATAATGATTGAATTGGTAGAAAACTATCAATGTCATACAAAAATGGAATTATTGCAAAAAGAAAATGAATATATCATTGCACATAAATCAGATCCTTTCTGTTTGAACACATACCAATCATTTCAATCAGAAGAGGATAAAAAAGAATATGATAAACGATATCATGAAGCACATCCAGATATAGCAAAAGAATACAATGAATCCCATCGTGAAGAGGCAACACAGCGAACAAAAGAATATCGCATGAAACACAAAGAGGATATATTAAGAAAAGAATCAGAATATCGTGAGGCCCATCGTCAACTTCTTTGTGAAAAACAGAAAGATTATGCAAAACGAAATCAGGATAAAGTCAAAGAGACACGAAAAAAAACATATGAAGCAAATAAAGAAAAATATGCAGAATATACATCTCAATATCGTAAATTAAATCAAGAAAAAATTCAAGCAAAACAACGTGAATGGAACCAAAAAAAGAAAGAAGAAAATGCAGAACAGATCATGGAGGAAAGGGAAGAAAAACGAAATCGTCGCAAGGAACAAACGGAGGAGCGTATCAAAAAGGATCAAGAAATACACCTATGTGAGTGCGGTGGAACCTATCAGCTCTATCGCAAGAGTCGGCATGATAATAATAAATTGCATCAGGCGTATCTCACTGCAAAAATAGGGGAACAACCCAAGAGCGTCGAAGATAGAAAATAAAATAAGCGGTCCATACAAAGATGGCAAGTATCGGTGCCGAGTTTATGTACCATCTCGTAGTCAATAATATTGCACCAATCATGGCATCAAGTGTAGCAGGAATATACACGGGTTATTTTTCAGGAAGAAACGCCCCTACCCCGACGCTGGTTCGGTCGGATATCGACGATGAGCGTGAATTGGATTTGCTTCAGATGGATCGAATGCTGAAATGGATGAATTTGATTTTTGAGGAAAAGTTTCATCCTGTAGACGATACAACACCTTTGGAAAATGAAGATACTCACAAAGCGTACAAGAAAGAGCTGTATAGCATTTATGTATCAATCGTTTCTGATTTTAAGCAGTATCAAAACTGGAAGAAATATAATTCGAATATCTGGGTATTTTCCTCGTATCGGAACAAAAATACGAAGGCATTGGCTCGAAAGATTCTGGGGGACATCAAGTTGTTTCATGAAGGTTTGAAAATGTTCTCGATGTTTGAGAAGCTTTAATGGACTTCATAAAATTGATCTGTGTGTACATGATGTAAATGGTTAACCATGCGATCTCATTTGCAATTCTTGGAGCAACGTTTAGCGTCTTTGACGCATATCCCCACCCAATTCGAATACTATTCGGCGATTCATCTATCGAACCTCCATAACGTCCGCTTTTATGCTTACCAGGATATTCCTGAAAACCATAAACGTGATGCAGGTTTTCCTATCTATGACAAGGGCGTTGATCTGATCGATGAGACTTTCCGTCATATTGTTCAAGTCAAATACTATGGCCCGAAACGTAAAATTGGGTATGGGAACCTTGCGACGTTCTTGGGAACTCCTGTTCTGGTTGGACGCAAACACCTGAATCTGACCCTGGTTCGAACCAATCATTCCACACTTCATTCTGAGATTCAGCAGATTGTTCAGCGTGGGGATCTAACGGATGTTCCGCTATGTCCCTATGCGTTCTTGAAAACACTATGAAAATATCATATCTAATATTGAATAATTACTATACCTGATCCTCCTGCACCGCCATTACGTGCACCGAATGAAACATGACTACCCGCACCGCCTCCATTTCCACGATTAGGTGT